GCAAACGATCTTCATAGAAGAACAGCACTACATTAGCGTCTTCAAATTTCTTTTGTTTGCGGGCAACGACTATATCATTTGGGTTTATGCCATAGGTTATAGAATCTCTATCAAATTTGTACGCAATTATATCACCAGTTAAATTATACACAGTCACGACACCTATATCTTTCTCAAGATGATCTTTCAGCGTGATCGTTCTTGAAGCCGCATCCAATGGTGCAGTTTGTGATAGTGAGGGTGCTGATCCCGCAATGTAACTTAACTTACCTATCGTTTTAGACGATGGCACAAACTTGCCACCGTTTAAAAAGCGGGTGATGTTGGTCGGGCTTGTGCCCGCCATAGTCGCCCATTTATTTGCAGACCATTGGCGTGTTTGCATGACTGATCTCATCCATACACGAATAGCTTTAGATTCGTAGTCTTCCATTTGATGACACCTCCTACTGCACTTATACAGTACCAGATATCAACCGTCATTAGAGCTTAATGCAGTATTGCATTACTAATGCTATTGCGCAAGCCTGCATAAATGCAGTAGATTAAATTCATGTTGAGTTATATATCACAGTTAGAAGCAGCATCTAAAGCAGCAAACATCCATCTATTACAAGCGTTTAGATTGTCTGGCGTACCCACCAGCACATACTACCGCACTATAGCTGGTAAAGATTTGCGTTTATCGACTGCCGAAAAGGTACTGAATGCGATCAGAGTTTACGCATTACAGCAAACCCAAGGCAATCAGTAACAATTGGGAGCAATTAGTTACTGGCTTGGTGTCACTGCGCCATGACCGAGGCTGGTCGCAAGAAGAATTAGCTGACCGCATTGGCTGCGCTTCATCACTGATCCACAAGTGGGAGCAGTACAAGCGAGTGCCATCTAACTTTCTTTTAATCTGTTGGATGGATGCACTTGAAGCGCAAGTCGAAATCAAAACCAAATAAGACAGGCCACTCACAAAAATGCCAAGGCTGCGGTGACATCACACCTTGGTATGTAATCTATGGGCATGGGGTATTGGTCTGCGTCTCATGCCATGAGGAAAAACGATGGCAACATCTCAGCGCAATAAAGGAAACTATCACGAAAAGTGGTGGGTCGAATGGCTATCCTCGTTCGGTGCCAAAGCGAAAAGGCAACCTCTCAGCGGACAGTTGGGTGGAGAGTTTAGCGGAGACATCCGCATCGAAACCAAAGCCGGAGTTCTGATAGCTGAGAGCAAGTACCAAGCCACAGGGCGTGGCTTTAGCTTCTTATCCAAGACACATAAAGAACAGGAGGCTGACATCTATTTGCTCAAGCAAAAGAGTGGGCCGAACTTTATATGTATTGAAGCCAGCAACCCTATCGCTGGAAAAATAATCGGCTGGCTATCAAGGAGGGAAGAAGAATAGCCAGCCGACATCACTATTAGCGGCGATGGGAGACTAACAAGCCGCAATTCATACTGCATTAACGCTTGCTTCTTGTCAATTATATATTAGACTGGTGCATATATGCAGCATTATAAAAACACAGCAGATTATATTGAACGCGCCATGCTTGGTAGGCCGGAAGGCTACCCAGTCTGGCTGCGCTTTGCCGATTGCCAGCTAATCAATCGATTGCTGGCTGAAGCTGCGGCAAGCAGCGATGACCCAGAGGTTCGTAAATTATACGAACGATTCAATAGCCAATACAAGGAGGGCTAAATGGATACCCAGACTGAACATCTCTATCGTGCTAACGCACCAATCACCAGCATCGAAGCAGCCGAGAGCATTGATGTTACTCACTTAGAAAAGATCGTGCTTGATGTCATCAAGTATTACACAAGAGAAGCAGCGTCAGCTTGTTACGATGGCTGCATCTCTGATGATGTGCGCAAGCGTTGCAAGAATGAGCATGGCATCGATAGCTATTCATCTGTCACTGCTAGGTTTGCATCGTTAGAACGCAAGGGCTTGATCGAATACACTGGCGACAAACAGCCCGGTCTCAGTGGGCGCAAGCAAAGAGTAATGATCGCAACAAATGTTTAGTATGATGGCAGACGCAATGCGTCTCGACATAAAGGATCCACTTGCCAAGTGGTTGCTTGTCACTTTGTGTGACTATGCCAATGACCAAGGCGAGTGCTGGCCTAGTACCTTTACCCTTGCCAAACGTACTGGCATGGGTCGGTCAACAGTAGCCAAGAAACTAAATCTTTTAATCGATGGTGGTTACATCAAACGCATGCCTACTGCGTTCAACTCAAGCACATACCGTGTCTATGTGGGAGGCACCGGTGTCTCTGTGGTAGACACCACTGTCTCTGAGGTGGGCAGTAACCTATCAATAACCAATCATAAACCAAAGAGAAAGGCGGGTGTGTATATGCCTGATGATTGGGTTGCATCACCAGAGTTGCGCGCAGAGATAGACGCAATTCCAAACATAAAGGAGATAGACCATGACGCTGAACAAATTGAGTTCCGTGAATATTGGCAAGCCTCGGGAAGAAAGTACATTAGCTGGGATCGTAAGTACAAATGGTTCATGTCCAACTACCGTACCCAAGAGCGAGGTTTCATTAACAGCGGGGGCGCAGCGTCAGCTAGAGGTGGGGGATCCAAACAAGGTCTCAGCCAAAGTGAGAGAATGCGTCAGTTCCTTGCTTCCTAGCTTGCGAGAAAATCATAGCCAAGACTTTACACTCATGGGCTATTCAATCGGGCGTGAAGATATTGATAAACTCCAATCTGCTTTAAGAGTAGTGGAACAAAGCATGGAGCCTTTACCTCATAAGCTGATGACGAAGCACATCAAAACAATTGCGCCATTAGTTACGCTTGGTGCTTCATTCGATCCTGATATGTTGAATGGTAAAGTCGAGGCACTGGCTAGAGAATTGTCGCAGTACCCTGCCGATATAGTTATCTATGCTGTCGATAAGGTTAAGAAGAAAGCAAGGTTCTTTCCATCTTTTGCAGAGTTTGCAGAGATCTGTGAACCTATGGCTGCACCGCGTATTCTTTTGCGAAACAAACTGCATAAATGCATTGATATGCACAGGTAGATGTGCAATAATGCAGTATAAATAAAGGAGTGAACATGGAACGTAAGGGTTTCATCGGAGGTTCTGACCTCTACAATATATTACGCGGTGACTGGCATGACTTATGGCTGGTCAAGACAGGTCGCAAGCAGCCGGATGATCTAAGCCACATCTTCAAGGTCAACCTTGGCAATGTGACTGAGCAGTTCAATCTTGATTGGCTGTCCAAAGATACTGGCTTGGCTATGCCTCGCGCTTCTGAAGACGTCGAAGAAAAGAAACTCATAATAAAAGCCAGGTCGCATGTCGGAATCATAGAGATTCCTATCAAAGCCAAGGTCGATGCTATTGCTGAAGATGAAGAAGGTGTGCAGTACGTTGTCGAGTGCAAGCATACATCTAGCAATCGCAACATGAACGACATGCTTGAGAGTTACATGCCTCAGGTTCAGATGTACATGCATTGCCACGCCATAGACAAAGCGTATCTGTCTGTCATCTTTGGCAACACGCATGATTACTGTGTCGTTGATCGAAGCAAAGAATATTTTAATGCCGTTATAGATCGTGTCGCTGACTTCTGGCAATTCGTTGTTGATGATACCGAGCCGCCAATGGACGCAGCACGGTACAAGATTGACTGGTCTTCCATCGACATCAACGGCCTCAAGCTGCGTGATGCCAGCAAGGACAATCATTTCACATCACTCGCCTCTGACTTTGTGCTGACGCAAAACAAAGCCAAAGAACATGAGGCCATCAAGAAAGAACTGCGCTCGCTCGTTGCTGACGATGAGCGTGAGGTTTTCTGTGACTTACTCACTATCAAACGCGACAAGCGAGGGGCTTGCCGCATTACTGTAAAAGAAGGAGACGCCAATCATGGCTGAGAAAGCATTCAAAGAAGATCCAAAGCCTGCAAACTTTGACGAAGCAATGCTTGCATTCCAAAAGCTGCAAGTATCTGCCGTCAAGTCGGGCAAGAACCCACACTTCAAATCTAATTACGCAACGCTTGAAGAAGTAATCAAGGCTGCGTCACAAGCCAATGAGTTCGGGTTGTACTTTACGCAGCCGCTAGATCTCATCGTGCTTGGCGATCAGATCATTCAAGTAGTGCAGACCACTATCGTTCATGCGCCAACAGGAGAGAAGCGGGTTAGCCCCTGCCCTGTGCGCAGCAAAGATCCATCCGATGCTCAGAAGATGGGCAGCGGTATCACCTATGCAAAACGCTATGGCTTACAAGCTGCGTTTGCATTGCCGTCAGCAGATGATGACGGTAACGAAGCGTCAAAAGGCGCACCAACTAAACCTACCATTGTGGTAACACCAACAGCGGGAGCTTCATTCTAATGGAATACGACAACACTAATCAGGGTGCAGCGCACCCACCGTTCGAGACACAGCAGCTTATCCTAACAGGTAAGCTGGATGTGGAGGGTGACAACAAGCAAGTCGCTATCGTCAAAGACACAGATAAGAATGGCGAAGCTATCCTTGTCGTGTATCAGCGCATCGGTTGCATGTACTCTAACGCTGATGCAACAGCAGAGAACAAGCAGCCTGCCTATTCCGGGCCGCAAGATGGCAACCGCAGACTAGCAGCATGGCGGTCAACATCAAAAGATGGGGTCAACTTCCTCTCTCTTAAAACACAAGAGAAATATGCTAGCGGTGCATCACCCCAGCCAGCAGCACAACCAGTGATTGCTGCCAATGACGTACCATTTTGACGAATTATGTGAGCGTTACAAAGTCTCAACGCTCACATTCAAAAGGTTTGTCAGAGCAAATGGGTTGCAATATTTAAGGATTGGCAACTCATTCGCAATGAATCAGGATCAGTTTGAACTGTTAGAAGAAGCGATGACGCGATGTTATCTATCCACAAAAGAGGCGAAGTTTACCACATCCGTGGCACCGTCAGCTATGCGGGTGAGACGCGCAACATCAGAAGATCAACAGGACAAACGATCAGGCGGCAGGCCGAGGAAGTTTGCCGAGCCTATGAGCAGCGTATCCTAAATGAAATGCGGGGTGGGGATAACCTCACCCCCTTCTTTGAACTAGCAGAAGATTGGGTATCTCTTGGTCGCGGAGATACTGACACTCGAAACGCTGCTTTGCTGTCTAATTTCTTTAAGAGCAAAGCAGCTTCCGAAATTAACACAGAAGCGTGGAACCTTTTAGTTCGCCGCAAGCTGAAAGGTTGTAGTAATTCACACATCAACCGTATTAGAGCGACACTTGTAGCGATTTTGAACCACGCTTCTGTGACCATAACTATACCACGGCGAAAAGAATTAAACGATAGGGTAAGGTTCTTATCTTACGAAGATCAGGAAGCCTTACTAGCTTCATACCCTGAGTTCATCAGGCATTATTTTATTACGCTATGCTATCAAGGGTTCCGCAGACAAGAAGCGTTGAACCTAAAAAGACAAGGCGTAAACTTTGAAAGCAACACCATCCAGCTAAAGGTCAAAGGTGGTAAACTTCTTACTGTACCCATGCACCCAAGAGTACGCGAAGCGTTGCTGCCCCACATAAGGCAGAGCAACGCAGAGCTAGTGTTCCTTAACAAAGCAGGCAAGCCTTATTCGTTTGGAGATAGCCTTAAAGGATTGCATACTAGAGCCTGCAAAAAAGCAGGCATCAATGACTTTACTATCCATGATTGGAGACACCATTTTGCCAGCAGATTGATGATGGCTGGTGCCGATCTAAACTCTCTAATGAAATTAGGTGGTTGGGAATCTGAGAAGATGGTCTTTAGGTATGCTTCAGTTTCTAACGAGCACACCAGAGACACACTGGAGAAACTCAAATGAGAAAACGTCAACGAAATCCGGTAGTTATAAACAGTGTACTTACCCTTGGTAAGGGTGAGGTCGCGTGTTCGAATCACGCTGGCAGCACCATTCTTTCCTTAATAAACAAAGCCTTACGCAGCTATTTGTTCTGGCTAATAACCTGCATTTATGCATTGTTATACACTTTTATACACCTTTATTAACCTTATTAAGCACACCAGACGCACAGAGGAAATGCATTAATGAAGCGCGGAAAACAAATCAAGACATCGCAAAGATTCAGCAGAGAGATGCCTCAGTATCATTACTCACCATCATTGGAAGTAAACTCTCGCAAAGAGAGGGAAGCTAACAAAGAAGGGTGGATAAAGAATGCAGCATTACTGCCCGATAATGCTTTTGCAGATGACGTTGTTACGCATGATGACGCTGGCTGCTTCTATCACCGAGAGACTGAGGTAGCCACAGGCTGGTCGCAGCTTGGCGGTCATGCAGAAGGCAACAATGAAATAGGAAGGAACACAAAGACATGAATAGAAGTGATTGCTTAGAGCTTGCATTCAATGCAATCCAAGACAGAGGCGCAAGCTACGGCACACCAGAAGCAAACTTTAAAAGGATAGCCAAGCT